TGTGCTCTTCGATCTGGGAGGAGGCAGGGATATACAGAATGTGTTATTTGATTTATTGGACCCCATCCCCCTCGTTATTTTTCTTTTGTGTGGCGCTCTTCTCCTGACTTGACAGCATGGCAATGATTGCACATAGGTTGAAAAGGGCCAAACCAAAAGCTGCCGCCCTGCCTAACTGGTTTGATATGATCACACACAGTAGCAAGCCTATCACAGTTAACGCACACAGGATTGCGAGCAAGAAACGCTTGGCGAAGCGCTCTCCATCTTCTGCTGTTGTATCTCTTCTCAACATACTTTCTGCCCTTGTGGGGTTTTACGCCTGTGATGTATTTGTTGCCCTCTCTCGGCTTTGGTTTTAATGCCATATACTTTAGTGCTAGATGGTTGATATATCTCCTTTGCCATAGCTGATAGCCAAGCCTTACGTGCTACTGTCATGCCTACTGTTGAAACGTACACATCTTTGCCATCTTGGTATGTGTACTCAACACGCTTGTTACGTGCGTATTGTTCTATCCTGTAGGCTATCTCTTCTCGCTCCTCCTTAGTATAAGTGGGGTAATTGTGTAGCTTACTAACAGTGTTTATTCTGCATATCATCTGCCTTTGTTTTGTAGTATATTATTAATTGTATTAGCTCCTCGTTTGTATACTTCCTGCTGTCTTTAGACCGCTTGAGTAAGTTGTCTGCTGTTCCTTCTCCATGCGTTTCATCTATGTGCTTTGAGTGTACGTACTGCCTCCCCTGGTCTCCTATGTTGCAGCCGTAACACTGCCCGTGTGCGTTCTTCTCGTTCCATCTAAGAGAGTAGTAGCGCCTACTCATAAAATGACCGCACTGCATAGCTTTAACGTGCTTCTTTGTATCACAGGTGCAGCACTGTACTAAGCCATCAGCGTCAGCATCTCTCCAGCGTATGTACTGACTAAAGGCAGCATCTAGCTTTTTAATTAGCGTTTTCCGTTTTATACTCTTCTTGGGCTTTTTTAATTTCTTCAAAGTCTGATTCTGTTAAATGTGTGTGGCCTCCTAGCTCTTCCAGGGACTTCTGAGTCTGTTCTACTATAATAGCATCACCTAGAGCCTTCCAGTCAATCATACCTGTGTGATATGGCAGTAGGGGCTTATCGTTATGAGTATGTTGCTTTTCTCTTAGTGGGATAGTGTTATCAGCCTCATATTTATGTAAGCATTTTATAAGTGTATTTGTAGTGAGGTTGCCAAATAGCTCAAATTTTCCTTGCCTTATTTGCTTGAAGCATATCAATATCTCTTCGACTTTTAAGCTAGGAAATAGCTCAATTATGTCATCAATGGCATCTTGTAGATCTTCCTGCGTTTGAAAGCTACGAGTAGCGTTTACGGCTCTTACTAATCTTTCTAGCTCGCCTAATAGTAGCAGCTTGCAATTAGTGCCATTAATAGCGTTTGCAGTTTGTAACGTTAAACCGTCTTCAAATGCATCTTCTACAGATAAGCCTCTTGTAATCTCCCTACTATTTTTTACTAGCCCATTCAATTGCTTCTGATGCATTAAGCGCACCTCGTGTTTTTTCTTTTCTAATTGGGTAGATGCCTTTCCAACCGTTAGCGATTGCGTTTTCAATTCTTTTAATTGTTTCTTGTTCGTCATAATTACTTTCTTTAGCTATTTGTTTTAATCTTAATTGTTCTGATTTCTGTGATTTGTATTTAAATCCATGTTGCTCTTGCCTATACTCTTTCCATATATCCCACCACTTTTTAAAGTCATCAGAATCGTATGGAAAAACCAGGTCTTCACTATAATGTTTTTTAAGTTGTTTACTACTATGTATACTATCTAATCTTTTTGATGAGGCTGCTTTATCAATTTGATTAGGCTGCTTTATCAATTTGATTAGGGTATTAATCATTTTGATTAGCCTCGCACGGCCATTAAACTCGCATTTTACATAGTTTAGATTAGTTAATTTTTTAATAGATCTAGATACAGACGGAATAGATATGTTGATTTCATTTGAGATGGTTTCATTCGTTTTAAAATACTCGCCATCATCAGCACATAAATTGAATATATCTGCTAAAATTAGCTTATCTGTAGGAGTTAGTTTATCATCCTGGTAGATAGCTTTTGGAATCCATACGCCTGTAAATTGTTTAGCCATTTATCTCCTCGTCGTGATATAGTATCTCGCCTATAATCTGTATTTTGGTCGTATCAGACGTTTTAACGATGGTATCTACGTACTTTATCATTCTTTTAGGGTTCTCGTTTATCCAACGGTGAACCGTCCTTCTATCGACTCCTAACGCGTCCGCGCATGCCTTTTGGCTGCCGTACAGCTTTTTTATATAATCTTTCAAATCGTCTTGTATCATTTGTACCAGTTTGGAAGGTCTAACATCATCGGAGCATTTAAAGGCTCTAAATAATCGTATGACTTAGGCATTGTTTTACCGTTCCATCCTCTGTACCATTCTTTAAACATTTGCACTTCAAGCCTAGCGCAGTTATAACCGTCATTTAGCATTTTTGTACTCATCTGATAAACTACTACACCGTGTGGCGCGTTAGGATCACATGTGATTAAGTAATGGCTAATATTATTCTGAGTTAAAAAAGCCGCGTTTGAATACATAGCTAATTGCATATGATATAAATTATCCAGCACCCACCTTTGTATCTTTTTTGGCTCGTTATCTGTAATTTTTAGATCTGCTATATAGTCATGACCTAGAACGTCTATGTACCCGTGAAAGTTTACGCCATCTATTCTAAAATGTACGTGCTTCTCTACCTCTGTAGCCTCAGATACTAGCTTATTAGCTAACGGGTGCGCCATTACTGCCTCAGCTAAATTTAAAGCCTCATCAAACTCTTTACGTGTATAAACTTTGGTTTCCCTTGGCTTATCGTATTGCTCAACTGCGCTCTTAAATTCTTTAGTTGCCTTTGTTTTGCAGTCTATTATTTTTAAATCAATTTGCTTCTCAGGCTCTAGCACTAAAAGATGAGCTAACGTGCCTCTCCTCATAACTGCGGAAGGCTTTTTTTTGTTCTCTTTTTTGTACTCTACCCAGTGCGCTGGGCTACGGCTAAACTGCTTAAGCGAGCTAAATGATAGGGTTACATCGTGGATTTTCATTTTCTAGCTGTTAAAAGGATTACCTCCCTCCACAAACAACTGCTCTAAATCTACCTTATGATTAAACTTCTGCGCTAACTCAATTATATCAAAATCGAGAGCCTCTTTACTATCTACACGGACATAGTATTTAGTATCTAACCCTGCCCCTTTGCGTGTAATTTTTAAATCGTATTGCATAGGATCGCCTTCTACTTCTGATAGGTTAACTAGCTCTTGCAAAATAGAGCGTGCAGTACAGCAGTAAATCTTAAATTTAGCATCTTCATGATGCCACACATTAAACGCTGCAAATGGCCTAGCACGGTCATCTGATTTGTATGCTGCCTTTGGCATCTCACCGTCAAATTTCCATCTAAGAGGCTTTTTATCTATCCAAGTTTCTAAACCTTCAACAGCCTTAGATATTACTCTAATAGTTACGGATTCATTTGGTTGCAGCTTTAAGTATTGTGAGCCTGCTGCTTCGCGCTCATAGTTGTTTTGTAAAAAAGTCATTTTTTTATAGGTTGTAATTATCTGCTATATTATCGTAAAAATCTGGGTTATTTGCTGCAACATATTTAATAGCCTTGTCTAAAAATTTTCCCGCTCTTGAACTGGCGTATGCATAATCTACGTAGGAATTAGCATCTTCATAATTCATAAATTCGCCGTCTTTTAGTAAGACGAACTGCTGAACAAGTTTAATTTCTCCTTGTTGTTGTAAAGTTAAAAAAGTCATTTTATCTTGTTTTTTATTGTTTAACATGGTACTAAGGTAGGACATTCTCTGTCCCACTCCAAATAATTACAAAAAATAATAATTAACAACAAATTGTCAATAACGAAAAAACCCCCACCGATTAGGGTGAGGGATTCCAAACAAGATAAATAAAATAATTGTGCCTACTCAATCATTTGCATTTGCAATCTACATCTTTTTTTTCAAAAAACGACAGGCAAAGCGGTAAAATACCGATGCAGCACAGTAGAACGTTTTCCCAAGTTGCGGTGTTTTCTACTATTTGCTGGCATGCTGTAATAACAATTAGGCCAGATGTAGTACGTTTAGCGCTCCATTTTAGGCGCTTATCTTTAAAAATTTGTGTTATATCAAACTTAGCTAGCGCTAGGGTAAAATTAGGTAATTTCATTGTTTTAATAATTCCAAATAACTTCTATTGGTTTGTGTTTTCTATTATCTAGGTCTGCATGTATAAACGTCTTACCCAGGCCGATGCGGTTTATTCCTACATATAGCAGCGCCTCTATTATTTTAAAACGGTTAGCGCTGTTTGTGCATTTTATATCTGCTGCTAAACCTAAACGGTGTGAACTGTCTTTGCTAACCTTGTAGCCTTTGCGCTTCATGGCCTCTTGATGTTCGTGCGTTCTATAGCCCGAAGTAATAACAAAGGCAATTCCAGCACGCTCTCTAGCCTTATCTAATAAATCAAGGAAATCTTGACTCATAAACTCTCCCGATCCTGGTAAATCTGGGCTATCAAATTCCATCAAATCAAAGTAACGCATATCCCTGTTATTGAAATTAGCACACACAACAAATCATGTATATCATACCTACCATATTTAAGGCGCTTATAACGACAGTTAGCCATGTTTAAAACTATAATTGCTATGTAGGGGAGCCAAGTCATTTTTCACGGTTTTTACGGTGTGTTATAATGCCTTCAACGTTTAGCCATATTAGAGTAATACCGCCTATTACACCAATAACTAAGCTAAGGCACTCTGTAATCATTGCAGCGCTCCAGCCTCCCCAGAGTAAATTCATTCCCCAAATATGCACTTTCTCCATCATGTTAGTGTTAATGTCGTTGATTTGCTCACCCCGTTTTTTGTAGCAGTTAATACTATTGTATAGGTTGTTCTACCTCTTGAGGTAGTAGTAATAAGGTCGCCAAATGAAATAGATGTGCTAGGGCCTGCTAGTGATACCTTAGCTTTATTTAGAGCTATCTCTGTTCTTAAATACTCCAGCTCTTCCTGCATCTTTTTAATCTGGAATATCATAGCAGCCTCAGCAGGAAAATCTACAATATCTAAATGTTTATCATTATTAAATGCGCTTTGCATAGCAGATAGATCACTGCCTCTTTTATTGTGTATCGCTGTAAATTTTGCGCTTTCTAGTGCCATTATGATGCTGCTATTGTAACGTAACCACCATGCACCTCATCAGTTGAGCCGTCAGATGTTACTCTAATTATAAGATAGTTTGTTGTATCGCTTGCTACATCAGTGATATCTTTTTCAGTTCCTATAGATGTAGCCGTGCCTTTTATTGCTATTGTTTTGCTGTCAATGTCAGCTTCATATACATAGAAATCTTGTGAAGTATCGCTGCCAAATATTTTAACATGAGTAGCTGTGTAGCCTGTTGGAATAGGAATACTAGCAAACATATCCGAACTACTAAACGAATGCAGAAATAACTCGTTTGAGCCTATACTATCGTCTTCCATCATTAACGGCCTTCCTACGTCGTTTGCAATAAAATCCCTAGGGAGTATTTTAATTCGAGTAGTTGAACCTAACCACCCTGCACCTGGTGCGTCTGCCCATTCTTGAAAATTACCAGAGCTGTGAATTGTAAAAACTTGCCCAGCTGTTCCGTTTGCAGCAAAATTTACCCTTCCATTATAACCTATCAGTAGTACATTTGTATTAGCTGACGTTGGTAAAGATGAGGGTAAAAGTAAAGTATTAGTTCCAGAGCCTGTTGATACTTTTAGCTGAGTTAATCCGTGTGTGTCAGTTTCTAAAAATCCAGATTTTGTGTTGTTGGCCTCTAGTATTGTATCATCATGCACTGTAGGGTTTTTACTAGAATCTAGAGCTATAGTCGGCCACGATGGCCCCTTACTAGGTTTTTTATTGTCTATAGCTACTGTAATACCTGTAGTATCACGGCTTAAAAACATACACTCTATATCGTACTCACACCTTGAAGCCACAAAGTCTAGCCCTGTAATTTGATAAAATACAGAGCCTTCATCTGAGTTAGTTAATACGCTGTAAGGGTGTAAAAATTTAGATCCTACATTGTATAGCGTGCCTCTCTCTGTTCTTCTAGCTTTATTATTTGCCGATAATCTTTCTTTAACTCCTAGACCATTTATTGAAAATCCTGCTGTTGCGCTTTGTGAATTATACCACTCAGTCGATAACACATACGCTGAACCGTTGTTAATTGTTATAGTACCTAGGTCGCTGTCTGTTATTCTATCACCTATTAAGGTAGTGCCTTGCCCTAATTTATATCTAGCATCCTCAGGGTTGAAACTTGTGATATCATATTGACCGAACTCCTGAGTGTTGTCATCATCATACACCCACACACCCACATCTGAAATGTAAAAAGTTGCATTACCTGAGTTAGTCCATGCTGCAACTACATTTCCTTCATGGTCTACGCCCTCAATATCTACCTCTAACTGTAATCCTGAAGCATCAGCCCCGATAGCTGGCGTAGCAAAACTAAATAAATTACCTTGATACGGTGGTGAGTATGCTGTATTAGGGAGCATGTTCCCCTCAACAATATTTAACGGGTCACAAACAATCTCTAACCTGCTAGAACTTGAAGCATCCCATGTAGCTTCTTCATATACAGGGCTTTCTACAAAATACTGACCTGCCCCAGCTACTACTACACTAGACATATAGTCTTGAACAAATGTAGCACCTCTTTTTAAGTATCTATCTGTACCACTTGCATCACCTACTCTTAGGGTTATAGATAATTTAATCCTTGCAACTCTATCAATTCCAGTATAGCCACTAATACCGTCAGTTGAATAATTTAATCTACCTGCGACTATTAATTGTTGCCCCTGTGGTCTTGCTGCATCACTGTCCTGAATTAATGTGTTTACTGCTAACTCACTCCTGTATAAAATAGGCTTATCACCTTGGTAGTCTCTAACTCTTTTAACTTCTTTAAATGCTGGTGTGCTACTGCGCTCCCATCCTGCGAGTTTTTCAAAGTCAGCACTATTGTTACCAAATGCAGCGCTATAAGTTACGTTTGCAGATGTGTTATAAGATACAACTCCACCGCCTCTAATCTCGTGGTATATATCTAAACCGTTAGATGCATGGTTTTGAATTGATCCAAGAGGCACAAACCAGAAACGGCCCTGAGCCATAAAGATGCAAGAGTTAAAAGCTATGCATATACTTTCTAAAACCTCGTATGCAGAAAAATACTGTTTAGTTCCATCCTTATCTAAATTATAAAACGTATCGTGCTGGACTCTCGCATTGTCTAGCTGCTGATTCTGACCAGATGAAATATATGTATTGTATTCCTTACCAATAAAATCCTCAAAAAATGCGCAAAGTACATCACCCCCTGCCCAGAATCCTGTAGCTGATGCGTTAGCACTGTGTACCTTTGTTAGGCACTTATATATGTGCCCTGTTATTTTATCCGAACCTGTGTAAGCGCTTCCTGCATTGTTGTAATCTATACCTTTTAAATTACCTAAACCATCAACGGCAGTAATCTGTACGGGAGCGTTTGGAAACTCGTCGGGAATTATAACCTGTTCTGGTAATATCTCGCCTACCCACCACGCTTCATTAACGCCGTCCTGGTCGCGGTATATCTCAACTCTATATGTTCCCTCCGCTGCTGAATCTAATGCAGCATATAAAGCGTTAAATTCTGTATCTAAACTATCATTGTGAAATAGTGTAAGTTTGACGCGTGAGCCTATAATAGGTTTTGCCCTATCAAAGTTATCGAAATCGTATGATAAACGAAAGCCATCAGGCCCTAATGTAAATGCGTAGTCTAAATGGCCTGAGCTAATAGTTCCATCAACTATTTTAACTAGCCAATCTGTACCTTTTTCGTCAGTAAATTCACTCTTTGCATATACTACCGCCATTACATTCTATTTCTGTCACGCATAGCACGCGCGTTACTTATTAAAATATCATCTCCTGAGATACGCCCATAAACCTGCGTTCCTGAGCCTCCCATAATATCGCGTAATTTTGACAAAGGTGCAATTACTTCTGGATCAATTGCAGCGTTTTTATTATCTCCTACAATAGCTGTTGTGGGGCCGTATGCTAGACCACCCTGAGCTAGTGCTGGCATACCTGCGTTGTCTGCTGCTTTTGCAATACGCCCTTTTAAAGCTGCACCTAGCGCAACCAAAGCAATACCAGCAATAATAGCAGGCGTGCCTCCTAAATCTCTTAGGGCTTCTTTTATTGCTTCAATAGTTATTCCATAACCAATAGCAAGCGTACCTAATTCGACAGCTAAATTAGCAAACACTTCTAGCAGCGCAACACCCATACCCTCTAGCGGTTCTCTTGTTGCTATAGCTGCGCCTATCATAGTGGCCGTAGTAATTACCATTGCTTCGGCTGCCTGCTCCATGGCTTGCTCTACACGTTCAGCAAAACTCTCAGCATTCATAGCAGCCTGGTCTAAACTGTAGCCTATCTCAGGGCTCATGATTCTAACTGATGCGGTTACACCCGCTAGATCTTTCTTTACCTTATTTAAAGGGGCTGTTAGCAGCTTAAGAGGCTCAACGTTACCTAGTACACTCTTTTCTAGCTCAACAAATTCATCTTTTACCTCTTCAACTACTGGGGCAACAATAGCAGCAGTTTCATTAAACCTATCCAAAAGCTCATTTACATCTTCAAAAGAACGGCCTCCACCACTAGCGCTAGTTGCTAGTTGATTCATTACCTTCTCAAGGTTTTCTAATGCTACGGTAGAATTATTAAGCTCTCTTAGCTCATCACCAATGTCGCTAAACCCATCAGCGAACAAGTTTAAACTACCAAGGTCCAGCTCTTCAGATAAAGCACCCATAGCACCGCTGCCAAACGTATCACCTAAGTTGTCAGCTAGCTCGTTAAATGTTATTTGCTTTTTTAAGAAGTCGTCGATTTGCTCTCTAATAAAATCACCTGCCTGTTTTACTTCTTTAGCATCAAAGCCTTGGCCGACAACTTCTGCCTCAGCAATAACTATCTTAGTTCTTAAAACAGATTCTGCATTTACTTTAGCAGTTTGTGCATCTGCCAGCACCTGCGCCCTTACTCTATCATCAATAGCAGTAATAAGTAAACGCTCAGCCTTTTCAATATCTTCTAGCTTAGCGGTGTTAAGGTCTAAGTTGCCTAGGTACTCGCCGTACTTAGCCTGCAAAGTATCTATTGCATGTATGCGCTCAGATTCTGCTGTGTTTACATCCTTTAGCCTTGCAAATAATACTTTAGCCTCTGCCGTTTCTGTAGCTATTTGTTTGTTGACTGCTAAAAGCGCACCCTCTAAAGTTTGAGCTTGGCTCTGCATGCTTTGCATCTCTAACATAGCAGATCCTACAGCCAAACCTAGCGCACCAATAGCTAAAACAGCAATACCAATAGGCCCACTCAAAAATGATAAAGCTGCACCTAATGATGGAATAATAACCATAAGCGGACCGATAGCAGCCACCACTCCGCCGATAACTAATATAGTCTTTTTAAACTCTGGGCTACTTTTAGCAAACTTCTGAGCCATTGAAGTAATACCATCTATTACATCGCTAATTATAGGCATTAGACTTTCAACTAGTCCAGCCCCAGCTATCTTCAAATTGTCTAAGGCTGTGCTAAACTTACCAGCAGCAGTTTGGCTTAAGCGCTCCATTGCACCGTTAGCAAAGCCGCCCTCTTCTGCAAAGCTCTTTAGTACCTTATTAAATTCCTTAACACTAACAGCCCCTGCACCTAATTCACTAGGCAACAATCCTGTTGCGTCGCTTAATGCTTTAAAAACAGGAATGCCACGCTCCGCTAATTGGTTTAGGTTCTCTAGTTCTACCTTACCCTTAGCATTTACCTTAGCAAATATTGCAGCTATTTCATTTATTTCACTGCCCGAAGTTGCAGCTATATCGCCTAGAAATTGTAGCTGGTCGTTTACTTCGCTTATCTTAGTTCCTGAAGCTATGAGCTGACGGGCTGAGTTAGCAACCGCATCAATTTGGAAAGGTGTTTGAGCAGTAAAGTCATTTAGCTGCTTCATCATAGCAGCCGCCTGACGCGTGCCGCCTGTTAAGCTGACAAAACTAGCTTCTAACTTCTCAAGATCAACTGCGCTTTTTATAGCCGCAGCGCCTAAAGCTGCTAGGGGTAAAGTAACAGAGCGCGTTAAATCACGGCCTAGGGCTTTAAAGTTACGCCCAAAGCTTTTCATTTTGCCGCGCACCCTGCCTAGACTCTTGTCTAGCTGCTTAGTGTTTGCACCTATATTTACTACTAAATCCCCTAACTTAGCCATCTACTCTTTTTTTGACATTGCCCTTAATAGTGCAAAACCGTCAACACGCGGTTTCTTTTTTTCTGCCTTTTCTTCCCAAGGAAAAACAGCTAAATCTAAGGGCTTTAACTTGCTGCCTTTCTTTGTGTGTACGTTTAAAAGTAGCGCAGTCTGCCAGCGTGTACGTTCCCAGTTGGTACGTTCAGCCGCGTCTATTACCTCGCGCTTTCCTTTAACCGCATTACCAAACTCTTCAAAAGTTAGACTGTATAGAGACTCTGGGACTAGACCTAATAAGCCCAGCCCCAGCTCCTCTACCCTGCTCCACGTTAGTGGTTCACTTTTGCTAGTTTCGTTTTTTTTTCTGAGCTAGCGCCCATAACTTCAACTAGAACAGCGGCTATAGTTTCAAGGTCTGTAACCTCGATTTGACCTAGCCACTCTTCAACGTCCATAGTAAACTCCATTCCCTGCGCCGCACATCCATCCTTCACGAAGTAATATACTAGCTCTGGGATTAGTGTGATATCCTTATTATCGACATCATTCACTTTCACTCCAGTGCTTTTCTCAAATGCTCGCCATGCTCTCATAGTAGCCTTTAGCGGGTATGTCTTGCCTCCTATAGTTACGTTAGTCATTGTTATGAAATAGCCTCTCTTACAATTGTCTCAACGATGTTTACTGTAACACTATATGTAGCGTTATCCTCAGTACCGCCGTTAAGCTCTAAACTCTCAATGTAACCTTTAACTTGGTAACGGAAATCACCAGCGTTCTCACTTGCAGAAGTACCTACAATATGCGTAAAGCGTACATCTAGTTTTGTTTTGTTAAGTTGAAATCCACTAAGTGCCTCGTATCCTGTACCAGCTCCAGAGTCAGTAGCATACATACCTGAAAAGTTTAGGGTTGCGCTAGTCATTCCTGGTAACACTGCTCTGTAACCAGCGTTAGCTTTCACAGTCGAATCACGGAAATCATTTGTAATAGAAATAGAGCAGTCAGTTACATTGTCGATCTGTAGCTCAGTGCCGCCCTCTGCTGCAATCATAACTCTTAAATCCGAGCCATTAATTATGCCTGTCGTTTGTGCCATTTTTTTTTGTTTTTGTTATTAGTTGTTTTTGTTTTTTCTTTTATCGCCGCCTACTAGTAAAGTAATAAACGAATCAATCCAGCCAAATATTTTTAATGCTGGTGTATCTGTTGGGTAAAGTGATGCTACGACTCTAGCAAATACTAAAAGCGCTAGCAGTACAGTTTCCCAGTTGTCTAAAATTGGTTGCATGAATTTAATTTTTAATTCTTATTGTGTAATCTTGGATCGCTACCCAGATACTACGCTCAGGGTTTACGTCCATTTGTTCATTTGTATAATTAATAGACTGTATCTGTACTCCTCCGAATGTGCCGTTCTTCCTCTCTAGCGCAGCTCTTACCGCCACGCCTAAATCTATTGCCGTCGAATATTTTGTGTTAAAGCAGTACACCTCTACTGCCGCCTCATCAATTTCGCCGTTGTCTTCTTTTGTGTTGCTTGGGCTATTGCTTACAACTGAATAAACCAGGTAAGGCTGCGTTTCATTTTGCGGCGCTATCTCTGGGTAAATCTTAGTTGTAACAATATCAGTTACTGCGGTTGTGTTGCTAAGTATATTATATATTGCTTTTCCTACTGTCATAGTCTTTTAGTGAAACGTTTAAAATTTTCTTTTAAAAGTTTTGCGTATAATACTGCGCTGCGGCTTTGTGTTGATTTCTTACCTCTTGTAAATACTCCTGTATTTTGTGTATTATGCTGACCGCCAAACCTAGAATTGAAGCCACCGCTTTCTACCACTCCAGCATAGAAACCATCTGAGCTTTTAGTTGTCTTACGTCTGCCTAAATTATTAGTACGAGGGCCTGCCAATACGGTGTTACGGTTTTTATCTGGCAGCCATGTACCAGCTGAGCGTTTAAGTTGGCCGCGTCTTTTACGCTTACCTCTTAAAATAGACTTTTCAAATGTGTTGTTTTTTATGTTAGCCTTTAAATAGTTAGCATATACATCACCTACCCTGTGGCCTATATCCAGTAAGTTTTCGCTATCGCGTATGCTCCACTGTGCTAGTTTATCTATTTTAGAAAATAGCTTATTTAAACCCGTTATTGTTACCGTTTCCTCTGCCATCACTCTACGATTTCAGTAATTAAACGGATGCGATCTTGCCTGCCTACCTCGTGTACTCCTAAGATACTATAGTTTTTGCTGTCATAGTTAACCCTATAGCTTGCATTTATATTCTTTGTAGTAGAGCTATAGCGTATGTTAAACACTACTTTGTTTACGCTTACTATTTGCTCACCACTATTCTGCTCCACAGCAGCAGGCTTGCGCTCTATCTGCGCCCACACTTCTGCATAGTCATTCCAACTAATCATGCGCTCTCCATAAGAGTTCACCTGTTTAGCAGGGTTTTGAATCTTTATCCTTCTATCTAAACCGCCTATGTTCATTTAGTAGTTATTACTCTATATGGGTTTAATAGTGCAGCTACTCCTAGAGGAATTTTTGCTGTAATAGTTCCTGTAATTACTGCTCGCCTGTTCTCGTAGTAGTGTGCTACTAGCATCTTAATCGCGTGAACAACAGGTTGAGCTGGTGCAGCTCCTAAAGTGCCTGAGATAGTAACGGTGTTAAAATCGTCATCGTATGTGTCAGGCGGACTGTCAAAGTTTATACGGCCTGGCTCGCGCTTTGTGTCGTACCAATACTTTGAAGTTGCTAATGTCTGCGTAGCGTTTGCCACGTCTTTATATGTTACGCCTGTGATTGTGTTAATTGGTGAAGTAGAAAACTCACAATTGTAAAACGCATCTAGGCTTAGTGTAAAATTAGAAGCAACAAAATGCCTGTTCGTGTAATCCTGGCAATGCTGAACTGCTGCATTAATTAGTGCAGTTATAGTTGTATCCTCATCGCTGTGGTCCACACGTAGAAACTCCTTAGCTGTAGATAGCGGGAGTATGTCTGTGCCTGTTGGCTGTGTTGTTATTTCTAATTTCATCTATTTAGTATAAAAAAGGGGCAGGCGCAATACCCGCCCCCTTTCATTTATATTCTAACTCTTACGCTACGAAGTCCTTGATACGAGCTAACGCGCCTGCTTGGCGTACGTCTGCGTCGTAGAACTTGTTAACGTGAAGTGCAATCTGTGCTGTTCCTGCATTGCTGTAAGGATCAACTAAGATGTCTACACCTCCAAAGAAGGCGAGAACCATTCCTTTAGCGAAATCACCGAATAGTAAATCTCCCTCGTTTGAAGTGCTATCTACTAGATTAGGTGTGTAGTGCGTCATGTAGCCGTCTACTTTGTTGTCATTAACAAGAGCGCTAATAGAAGCTACTGCTGCCTCACCTTTTAGGATGCTCATAGCTGATGGAGATAGTACAAACTGACCACGAGATAAATCGCCTCCTGCTGCTAGTACTGCTTTCTGTGCATCAAAGATGTGAGAAGCTGCAATAGAGCCGTGAGATAAGTTACCCTGGTATCCTGCTCCAGCTACTGCCTTAGCAAATACATCCTTGTCAATAGTTTCGTTGATACCTGCTGCAAGCTCTGCTGCAATCATAGAATCAATCCCAGGTCCTCCCGCTTGGATAAGCATTTTTGAAAATTTTGTACGATTCGCCACACGAGTCGGAGAAAGTGTAAGCTCATCAAGCTCCATTCCTGATGCTGCGTCTGCACTTACCTCAGTTTCTGCTGTTCCTGCTGCTTTAGCTGATACTCTAGGGAACTTAATGTTTCCAGTAGCATTTGTAATTGTAGTTACACCTACTCTCTCAGCCATAGTTGGAGCGCGTAGCGCCTCGATTAGACCAGGTACATTTGTAGCTACATATCCAGAACCATCTCCAGAACCTGCTTGGAAATCGTCTGCACTACCTGCACGGTAAAGTGCGCTTGATGGGATTCCAATTTGTCCGCTCATCTGTAGACCTCTAGAGCCGTACTCTTTAGCAGCCTCTTGCGCCCACTCTGCCTCAGCGCCTTCTAAAGACTTACCGAAAGATGCAGCAGTAATAGCACGAGATAAAGAGAAGTTACGGTTAACTTTGTCGATCTCTTTAGCTTCTGATACTGATGAACCGCCCATGTGTGCAGAACGTGCAATCATATCCTCATGCGCTTTTCTACGCTTAATTTTGTTATCAAGGCGCTCAACTTCTCCCTCTAAGTAGTCGGCTCTTGTTTCCTCTTCATTTGTTAGCTCACGGCCTTCACTCTCAGCATTCTCAACCATTGATACATGCTCATTGTAAAACTTTCCGCGTAGCTCGTTTAACTCTTTCAAGTTCATTTTGCTTTGTTTTTTAGTTTTTGTTTTTCTAACTTCTTTTATTTCGTCGTTTGTTGATTCTTCAACTACGTCTTCATTAACTGACGAAGCAGGCTCCTCATTTCGTGCCTGTAGTCCGTGAGTATCTGGGTAAGCTGGGTACGTTACAGGGCTAACATCTAGTAATGTTGCAACCTTGTCAATACTTCTTACCGTTCTTTTTTCGTTCCAGCTCTGCTCTGCAATAGTAAAAGCGAAAGAGCTTTGTGAAATATCCCCACGCTTTACGCTCTCATATAAATCTTTTGCGTATTGTTGCTCTCCTAGTTTAACGCGGTATTTTAGACCTTTTTCATCTACCTCTAACTCTAGTGTGCCTGCTCCACTTCTGCCTAGAACATAGTTAGGATCATGATTCATAAGAGCGCGCACATCGTTTTCTAGTACATCGTCGAAAGCGCCACGGCTTATAGTTTCTCTAAATGGGCCTATGTTAGTTTCATTATCATATAATGCAGCATATCCCTCAATTACCATTTCATCACTGTCAGACCTAACCTCTAGTGTGTTATTGGAAACAGCATAGTGAGCGCGAGTCTCTAACTCTTCTCTATTCTCCTGCTTCTTCTCTTGGTTCTTCTCTTCCATTGTTATTGTTGCTTATGTTATCGCTGTAGTCCTGTATCTTATCTAAGGCAATTTGATTAACCTGCACTAGGTGTACATCACCTCCGTCGATAGGGTTTTTATCTTCCTCAGCTCTAACCTCGTTAATTGACATCACACCGCTCTGCAGCATCTGAGTAAAGAAGCCTGCACGTGCATCCATATCACCGCGGTATAAATCGTTTAAATTGAAACGAGAATAAACAGCAGGGCGATCAAAGCTAGGTATTAGCTTCTTATCTATCTCCTGTTGTATTCTCTTAGCCCATGGCTGTATAGTATGCCTTGCGAACATCAAATTTTGCTGCTCTACGTTGTTGTATGTTGTCTGACCTGGTAGCTGAACTAATGCAGCAGGGACGCTAAAAATTCTGCAAATCTCCTGCGCTTGGAATTGTCTAGTTTCTATAAACTGAGCTTCATCTGGTGCAATAGAAATTCGCTGATATTTAAAACCAAACGGCATTAGCTTTGTGCCTGCGTTAGCTGCGCCATTATTCCAAGAGCCTTGGATCATATCCATCTGCTCCTTTTTTAGTGGCTGATCTGATGTTAGCACACCTGTCATCTGTCCACTCTGGCCGAAGTATTCGCTTCCAAAATCCTGCGCGCTTTTAGCTAGTCCTAGATTCTCACGGTGCAATCTGATTGGACTCATGCGGAACAGGTTGCAAATGGTTAGCATGTTCTCAGGTCTTACCACACCGTAATCTTTGACTACGTATATGCGCTCGCCTTTTATCTCTTTTAGCTCAACATCAGTATTGTGAACCCATAAAATAGATTTGGCGTACTCTCTCTCGTCGCGCTCAATAATAGCATAACCTACACCGTGTAAAACGGCTGATGCAATAATGGTTTCCCAAAATTCGTAGCTCGTTTGGTGTTCGTTTGGCGTTTCAGTTACTAGGTTGCGTGTTGGGTGTACGTTAGCAATCTCTACTCTTTTGCCGTTTTTTACGTAGATCTCTAGACCTAGTGCAGCTATCGTTGAGGCTATCTTGTAAACACACGCGTAAACTGTTGAAATAGCTAGCGCGCTATTTTCGTTTATAGAAGCTCCGCTTTTAGTCATAGGAAATAAACCAACGTTTTGTGCAACTGTGTTGCTGTCGTATTTTCCTACACGGTAACGGAATAAGCCTCTAATTCTTTCTGCTAGGGTACTCATGCGCGCGTATTATAACATAAATATATCAAAGTTCCAAATTTAAAGTGTTAAAATATCCAATATAATATCATCATCTCCATCGATGCGGTTCTGTACGTAGCTGTTTAAGGCTATAATACTGGCAATCACGCCATCAACTTTTTTGTTTTCTTTCTGCTCTTTTATAACTCTCTTGTTCTCGTTGTTGTCTGTGTAGATAATAGCGCACCCAAACTGCCAGCGTAGGCATCTATTACCTCCATGTATTACGTTGCCCTTCATTATTTCCATTTCCATTTCTTTAGTCGGGCCGTTCATGCTTGTAATATTCTGTGCCATAGGTTGCATCTCTATGTCATTTTCTATAAGCTCAGAAACTATGTACGTGGAAAACTTAGGGTCATATCCTATCTCCCGTACATCGTATTTCTCACATGCATCTAGTATGTGTTGCTTAACAATTCTGTAATCTGTTACATTACCAGGAGTAATCGTAATATCTCCATCTCTTGCATATTGTATATAGTCAACACCTGCTGAAAGTTTTTTACTGTGTGCCTTTTCTGAGTTAACAAACTGGTGACACATCAAATAAAAGCAATCATTTTCATCATCTCTAAATATTAAAGCAAAGGCAGTGAGATCCTGTGTACTTGCCAAATCAAGACCACCATAACAGGGTAGTGATGGCAGCCTGTCGTATGGTATCTCTTTAGCTCCCTTCATATATATATCGTCTGGGATCCAGGCAGTTTCTGCGCTGGTCCACACGTTTAGATGTAACCTAAGAAAGCTGTTTATCATGCTGGGGTTACTCTTAGCTTTTTTTACCGCATCTTCAAAGTATGCTTCATTACAAATTGTTCCGTAACCGGGGTTCGCTTTTTTCCAGGTTTCTGGGTTAGTCCACTCATCATCTGCATCAGCTTTGTAAAGCACAGGCAAAAACGTTTCATCTACTATAGTTCCGTTTATTATTGCCTCGCTGTACTCGTGCATCTCGTAGCAAATACTTGAACGGTCGTGGCCTGCTGTAGTTAGGCTTATTATTACTGGCTGCCTCCTAGCTCCTACAGAGGTAGTAAGTACATCCCATAGCTCTCTGTTTTGCTGGGTGTGTAACTCATCAAAAATAATCCCATGACAGTTAAGGCCGTGCTTTGTATATGCCTCTGCGCTTATTGATTTGTACCAGCTCCCTTTATGCTCTACGATATTCCTAAGCACCTTAGCCCTAGCTCTCAAGTGCTTATTGTTATTTATCATCTCCTTTGCAATTTGAAAGACAATATTTGCCTGGCCTCTATCACCTGCTGCGCTTATTATCTCAGCTCCAGGCTCGCCGTCTGCAAACAATAAATAGAGCGCTAATGCTGCTGCTAAGTTACTCTTGCCGTTTTTTCTTGGGATCTCTACATAACAAGTGCGGTATTTTCTTAATCCATCGGCCTCACGTTTCCAGCCAAATAAAGGGCGTATAATATCAGCCTTCTGCCACTCCTCTAAAATAAAGGGTTTGCCAGCTAGCTCGCCCTTTACGTGAGTGCAAAATTTCTCTATAAAAGTTACACAGCGCTCCGCTGCCTGTTCATCGTAGTAGTAGCTCATTTAAGAAACTCAGTAAGCTCGTCATCCTTTGGCGCTGCCTCTCCTATCCAACTTTCTAACCTTGCTATAATTGCCTGCTTTCTCATTCTAGCTTCTTTTAGCTGCTGCCACTCAGGGCGCATCCTAGAATATACATCTCCGCTTTTTCCTGTTACCTGGTAGCAAGTTCCGTTGTTATCACAAAATTCTTGAAGTTGTTGCTCTTCTGCTTCAACACAAGCTAGCGTATAAATTAAACTTTGAACGCCTGGCGTTAAATCGCGGTGCGCTCCATATTGTAGCACTCGCTGGTCGTGGATTGTTTGTTGTAGTTCTGTCATTTTTTTAGTATTTCCGTTTCTATGTATCTAAATAATGTGCGCTCATTGCAGCCAAGAGCTTTTGCAGCTTCTTTGATTGTTGGGTATTTCTCTAGTGCCTTTTGCATGAGCATGCAGCGCATTTCGTAGATAGTCATAACTGGCCAAATTTGTTGGATGTGAATCCAGCGCAACCGCTTTTCGGTTCTGCTAGCTCCATGTATTCGCCACACTCAGCACACTTAACATCGTGTACAGCGCCTAGCCCTGCTATGATTCTTATGGTTGCGCTTTTTACTTCTATTGTGGTTTTGTTGCACTTGCATTTATATAATGGCATGGTTCCCTTTTACTTTTGAGTTATAAAAATGTACAAACGACGGAGGCAGGGT